CATGGGGTCTGTTTTATATGTCTTAATAAAACCCCTCTGTTTATTACCAGCTAACTTTATGGTAGAAAGTATCTGCTTCTTTTCCCTATCGAATGGCATACCACCTTACCTCCCAATCACGCTGAGTAACATTAACACCATCAACGTACCAAGCTGAAACATCTTCTTTCCAGTATACAGAGTGCATATACGCTGATACAATCATACCCCTATCTAAATCCTTCTGTGAGAGTGCTTCAGAGGGGCTAGAGAAGGAGATACCATCTAGTGAGGCTAACTCACCACCTGCTGTTAATAACTTGCCAGAGGAGCTTACAGATAGGTTGTCGTCAATAATATTAATAACTAGACCATATGGGCCTTGCTCATTGGTAATAATCATATCTACTATCTGTGGATCAGTATACTTTGGTGTAGTTAAATCAGTGTCATCAAGATAATCTCTCACAACGGTAATAGGGTTACTTCTGTCTGATGGATACGTGCTTAACCCAGCCTCCTTTGCATTTAGCATTGACACAACATACCTTAGTGGTATTACATCAAGCATACTCCACAGTTCAGCATCTGTGTACTTAAGTAAAAGCTCCTCTGTGTCACCTGTGTGAAGCCGCAAACGTGTTATAGGTTCCTGTATTAATAATGGGTCATATGACCAAGGTATGGATGTCAAACCCTCACCTACAATGTTCCTCCAAACTGTGACACGATCACTAATAACAAGAAGTGATATGAGTAGTTCATCTGTAAAATCGTAAGGTGTATCTGAGTCTTTTAAATAAGACCTGAGTAATGCTAATTGAGCAGCACCATCCAAGCCATCCCTTTCTGGTATATCAGTAATAAGCGGCATTGGTGCTCCTTATATTATTCAGCGGGTAGTAGTCCCTTCAGGGTAGCTTCTTCTTCAAGTGTAACTAACATAGCCTTCATACTAATTGCTGATGACTTTTTAAGTTCAATATCAAACTGTGCTGCATACCCAATTAAATCATCCTTAGTCATCAACAGTTTTGCATTCTCCATAGCAAACATACCACGATCTTCATTGACTTCTAGTGGTGTGGGTACTTCCTCTGGTGACTGTACAAACTTAGCAATTGGCCCAATAGGGTTGTCATAAAACAACTCAATAGGTGATACTAGACTCCGCATCTCTTCTTCAGTACCAATTACACCATTATAGAAATGCACATGTAAATGATACAAGTCTAGGAATGTAGGTACTTGATCACGGAACTTCAACCGCATCCCACCTAAGAAAATGTCATCACACAGGACGAACCATTTCGCATCCCAAGGGTTGAAAATACGTGACTCAATGTTTAAATCTTTCATAAATACTCCATATTGCGAAAAAGGGCAAGACAAGGATATGTCCCTATCTTGCCCAATTTAAACTTAGATCACATCTGCAAGGTATAGACCAAGAGCAGGTGCTACAATGTGGTAGCTAAATGCAGTCTGACCTTCAATCATTTCAGAGCTTAAACGCTCTTCACGGTAGCGCTTGATTGCAGTGTTACCTAAAACACCAGCATCAGGGTACAATGAAGTCCACTGACAACACACAGCAGCAGTAGCTGAATATTGACCACTTGAAGCCATGTCAACATGCATGAACAGGATACCTTTACCACCAACAAACTGATTAACTAAATCAGTAGTACCAGCAACATCAGTAGCATAACCTTCTGAGTTAACTGTGATAGCATAAGTAGCACCGTCAATAGTGGCAGCAGTAGATGGTTCAACAACATCTAACACGAAAATACGTGATGGTGATAAGCCAAGGTGTGATGCGATAGTATCTAGGACAGCATCATCAGAACCACTGTTTGCATTGGTGTAAAGTTTAGTAGTCTTGATTACTTGGTTACGCTTAAGTGCAGTGAACACTGTACGAGGCATAACAACTGTGTTAGGACGTAAACCAGACTTCAACTGGATGGCTTCCATAGCAGCATCCATTACATCTAGTGGAGCTGAAGTAGCATTACTGAACTTCTGGAATGCACCAGCAACCACTGGTTCTGCAACAGCAGCATCTTGACCTGTCCAATCTGTAGCCCAGATACCAGCAGCTAACAATGCAGATGCAAGTGCTTTCTCTTTGTTCAATAGGAACTGACGGGTGATGAACTTAGTAGCATCTTCATAGATACGATCAATAGGCATATCAGCGTTAGCAACTTGCTCATCAGTAACTGGCTGCTTTAATGCGAATACAGCAGTAGTGAAGGTCTTACGGCTTACACCATATTTAGCCATTGATGCTTCAGTACCTTCAGCACGAGCTTTTACTTGGTTAACCATGAAGTATGCTGGTTCATAGAAGTAGTATTGATCTGACTTCTTAGATGAGTTAAAGTTTGATACGATAAGACGAGCTTTAAACTCTGCATCTTCTTGTACTACTTTTACAGAGTAGTCTGATAATGGACGGTCATAGTGTACAGATGACTCAGTGATTACAGACTTAGCTTTGTTTACTTGTTCAGACATTAATTTATTATCCTTGTATTATTTATTATTTTGTAGTTATTATTATTGGAATAAATAATTAACCATAGATAGCAGTAAATTCTGCTGTTTGACGAACGCTTGCACGAGCAGCAGCTAATGCAGACTTATCATCAGAATCACCACCTTTAGCTTCAACTAATGCCTTGGCCTTGGTGTCTACATACTCTTCTGGGGATAGGTTTAATGAACCCTCAGTAGAACCTGTATCTCGGAACAGATCACCAGCCATCGTGATGTTAGCTGCAACAGCTAGGGCTTTGGCGATTACTGTATGTTGTTCTGGTGCTAGTTGTTCAATATGCAGCATTGCATCAACAATAGCGTCAGTTGGATTTTCTTCTGTGCTAATGCGCTTATACTCACTTGCACCCTTTTCAAGTGCCTTAGCTCGTACAGTTGCCTTCAACTCAGATTCAAGTTTAATAGACTTGGCACGTTCAGTACGTGCAAACTCAGCTAATGCTGGGTCAACAAGCTCTAGTGATTTACACTTGTCTTCAAATGATTGCTCACCTGAAACTTTTAATTCTTTTGACTTCTCAACTCGTGAATTGGTCTCATCCCATACTTGTTGCCAGATTGCATCCCACTTAGCACAATCTTCGTACCACATGGCATCTTCAATATCCCAACAAATGCCATTGATAATTGAGAACACTTCCCATGCATCTGCATCAGGTGCTTTAGCTTTGATATCTATGACCATCTTAGAGATTGCATCTAGTGCTACTTTAGAAGATTCAACATGTTCTTCAACAGTTAGCATCTTAGCAGCTACAGTCTCAGTACCAGCTTCCTCAACCACTAACACCTCTGGTTGCTCTTCTACGGCTACTTCCTCTTGTTCAGCTACAACCACTGCAACTTCTTCAGTTTCTTCAACCACGGCTTCCACAGGAGCTTCTACCGCTGCTTCTGCTACAACTTCTTCCACAACCACTTCTTCAACAGGCAATTCTTCAACTACAGCCTCCTCAGTCGTGACTTCCTCTACAACTGCTTCAGCAGCATCAAGAGATTTAGCTTTGTCAAGTTTTTCCTTCAAAGCTTTACCCTCCTCAGTTTCTTTAAGAGATACACTCTTAAGTTTTGTTAAATTAATGCCCAATGCACCCTTACCCACAATCGAAATGGTGTGTACCTGATAGTCAGTTAAGACCTTACCAGCACTACCCTCACGATCGATAATGGGGATATTACTTTCAACTGTCATAACTACTCCTCATCAAACTCAATAGCATGTTCATACACACCACCTTCTGGACTGTAGCCAGCAAGCTCACCGCTGACAACCACCTCCCATATAACATCACCAACATGACTATGATCAATTTCTGTCTTAGCCATCCAAGTTCCAGCTTTCATCATCTGACCATTAATCTCACAATCACCCTCTAAGATGTATGACTCAATCACTCTTGCACAATCTACATCAAGTGCATGGTTAATATCACAATCACCAAAATGGTTCTTATTATAATAATGACAAGCTGACTCTACTTCATTAAATGATAACGCTTCATCGTGGAGGTCAAATCGGTTAGGTACAAGAACAGGGCCAATTAGATGACGCTTAACATCATCAAACATCCTTACATCTGGAACATTAATCCCCAATGTATCCCCCTTTTAAAAATAGCCAATATTACTAGGCTTCAAACCCATACCACTTAGTGCATCTTTGATTTTATTCTTATGATACATGTAGTTTTTATTACCCCCTTCAACATAGCCAGAGTATTCAAGTTCAGATTGAACCCTCAGAACACTGGTTGTGCTGTTCCATCTAGTTGCCAGGCTTCTTAGGAACTCACCAGAGTCAACAGCAGCAACCCCACGAACCTTCTCTCTAAGGTAATCTCTTATCTTATTAAGTTGGGATTGTGTAAGATTGAACTCAGAAAGACGTATGTCATAATAGAATCCACTCATAATGATTACTCATCTTTCAGTATGGACTTGAGAGTTGGATCTGTTATATCATCCATTGTTGTATCTGGAATATCTTCACTACCTTCTACCACTTCAGCATTCGGATCAGTTTCAGCAGGGATCTCATTCACCATATCTTGTAACTTAGCCTTAGCTTCCTTACGCTCTCTCAGAAGCTCGTCCTGACCAGATATATCCACACCCAACACTTGACCAGCTTTATTCTGTATCTGCGGTGTGATGTCAAATAGGCCCATCTCAATTGATTTCTGTAGCGCACCAAAGAACTCTGTGATATCATCTTTAACGAATGCACTAAATGAAATCTTAGGTAGATAATGGTCTTTATCAGTAGTACCCTCACCATTGATAGCGAATAATCTTGGTACAGCCTCACCATTAATGATGCCAGCAATCTGTGCAATGTAACCTTGTAACGAGTTGATAAACACTTCTGACTGGTTCTTACTCAGTGCATAGCTACCACCCTTGCCTTGGATAGTCATGAACTGAGCAAGCATAGATCGGGCTATGGTTTGTTCTTTAGCGTCAATGACAACCTTAGCATCTTGGATTCTGGTGTTACCACCTCCCTCCTGAGAACCCATAAGCCCTACTTCAATAAGAAGGTGCCCATGTTCATCTCTATCTGATGGAAGTGAGAATGCATTATCTTTACGAGAATCAATACCACGTACAGCAGACTTTGCAGCATTCACAGCAGCACGATCATTAGGTGCTTGACTCCCAGCAATCTTAGAGTGAATACGTGTAAACGGAATACCTTCTAAGCTACGTCTTAAGCCAACCATCTGGATCTTATTGGCATCAACTAAGTCAATCCAATCTAGGTAAGCACCCTCAAGGATACTCTTGCCAGTTGGATCATTGTTAGAAGCTGTAGTTCGGAATAACAGCATACGAGATTTTGGTATCTTTACCTCTTCAGCGTTACGTTGTAACACCTGAGTGATACCAGTAAGTCCTAAGTATCCACCACCTGCTGGTGTATTCCACTTCTCAATTGTAAGTGGGTCAATTGGAGTGAAATTCTTCCACCCAACCTTACCATCCTTGTATCGACTATTGAAGTTGGAATCCATGTCATAACCTGTACGGGCTTTGAACTGTGGAACCATAACCTTGAAGCCCATTTCCAACATATCAAGAATTTCACCAATAACATCAGAGAACGGGGTTTGCATATCCTCAAGACATTGCTCAAGGAATTTAGCCCTCTTCTTTGCCCTCTCACGGTTTGGATCATCTTGGTTTTCCATCACAGAAACTTTAGGTGTTTGACAAAGTGATTTGAATGCAAGTAGGATACCTGAGATGGTAGAGTTCATCTTCATCTCATTAAATACTTTAACCTTGCCACTGATTGTTTTCAGGGTAGGTACTGTTACTCGTTTATCCAGATAAAGATTATAATCTACATATCCATCTGAATCACCAACATCATTTGGTGCAACACCTTCTGTTAAATTGGGTGATGGGATTAATTCATGGAATGGGTCTTTTTCTTTCCCCATCAAACCCTCCTTTAGTTGTAAAATAAAACACTGGCGTACATATTACAGATGCCACTGTAAGGTAATAATTGCCCCTATCCACTTGCTCAGATAACTGGTATGGGTGGAGTTGAGGACTTTAGTGCCACGTTAGCACCTTTCCGTATTGAAGTTTCCTTCGAGGTTATTTATTATACCAGCTCTTTTATAGTCAGGGTAGGTGAATAGTTTGGTTCTATCATACCCTTGAACAAAGTTCATTATGGACTTATATCTCTCTGAATAACCTATTACACGCTTTACGCAGTCGCTACATATAGGATCACATGTAACGGGTGTGTGGGTGTTTTCAATCCAACTAATCCACATCTTACCTTTTGAACCATCCCAACTAAGTGCGTTTCCGCTAAGACTACCTTAAACCATTGGCAAGTATACAGTAGAATTAAAGCTCAGACCAAGTAATTAAAACCATTTCCAGCATCGCGCTTGCCCTTATTACAGGGAGGGAACCCAACCTATTGCCTAGGTAACATTAAAACTACCTAGCGCCTCAACAGGGACTCGTCAGGGTTATTATCTTAAGTTTAGACACTTCAGAGGTGTGGGTTGCTGCTCTCAACACCAAGACACGGTTTGATTTTAGCACTGGGTGTGTCACCGCTTCACAGATCCTATCATGTATTTATAGTGCGGGAGGACTCATGCACACACTTGGTACACGGACTTTAATTGCCTCTGGCTATGACATCGTTGAGTAGGACATAGTAAGGACTTCATACCAAGTAAGCGATTTTAATCTAAGACAACCTTAAGCTCTTGGCTAACATACGGTTGAATGTATACCTCTTATTTCAAGCTGCACTTAAAGGTAGCAAATCACCTAT